ATACTGTAATCGTGCTGTGGAAGGTATCTACACAGGTCTATGGCGCTCGTGTTGGCAACGCTTAAGGAATAACCATGCTTGCAAATAAAGCACTATCGGCTGCTCCGTCAGCGGTTCCTGTTTATGTCGAAGATATTTTTTCGAGCTACCTTTACACAGGCAACGGCTCTACACAAACCATCACCAACAACATTGATTTGTCTACTAAAGGCGGATTAGTTTGGGTTAAATCTAGGGCTGCGGCAAGTCATTTTTTATATGATACTGCTAGGGGCATAAATAAGTATTTAATGTCTAATGCTACTGATGCACAAACAACACAAACAGACAGTTTAACGGCATTTAATACCAATGGTTTTTCTATTGGTGACGCGCTTTTTAATGATAACGCAGTAAATTACGTCTCTTGGACATTTGCAAAACAGGCAAAGTTCTTTGATGTTGTGACGTATACGGGGGATGGAACTACAGGAAGACAAATATCTCACAATCTTGGTAGCACACCTGGTTGCATTTTCTTAAAAAGAACAGACTCTAGTAATGATTGGCAGGTATATCACAGAAGTTTTGCAGACCCAGTTCAAACGGTTGCATATTTAAATAAAACTGATGCTGCAAATGATCTTGGCGGTAATGTATGGAATGTTTCGTCTACTACATTTACTGTTGAGTTAAGTGGAAGTAATTTTAACGCCAACGGCGCAACCTACGTTGCCTACCTCTTCGCCCACGACGCTGGCGGCTTTGGTGCGTCTGGCTCTGATAATGTGATTACTTGTGGTTCGTTTACAAGTGATAGCAATGGCGATGCAACAGTAACGCTTGGGTATGAACCGCAGTTTATTTTGTTTAAGAAATCCAACGCTACTGGAGGTTGGATTCTATTAGACAGTATGCGTGGTTGGGCAAACAGCACATCTGGTGATCCATATTTAGCCGCTAATAGTAGTGCCGCAGAAGATTCAAGTTTTGATTTTGGCAACCCAACAGCAACTGGATTCACATTAAAAAGCCTTGATACTACGGTTAAGGATTACATCTACATCGCCATTCGCCGTGGGCCGATGAAGACTCCTACGACTGGGACGAGTGTGTTTAGCACGGGACTAGGAAGTTCAAGCGCTACTGCAACATATACAAGTGGATTTGTTACTGATGCGGCGCTTGCGTTGTCTAGGCCAGACGATGGTTCTGGTTATGGTAGAAACATATATTCAAGATTGCAGGGTAATTTTAGATCTATTGCTACAAACACAACAAACTCAGAAGCAACCGCCACAGACAATACAACTATCAGTTTTACTCAAAACGATGGCATAAAGACAAATGGCGGCGGTGTCTACAATGCTGACTGGGTTTATGAACAGTTTAGACGCGCACCGGGCTTCTTTGATGTGGTCTGCTATACGGGAACTGGATCAGCAACAACGGTGAGCCATAACTTAGGTGTTGCGCCTGAGTTGATTATTACAAAAAATAGAGCAAGTACCGGATTTAATAATTGGTTGACCTGTGTTCCTAGTATTGGAATGAATAACATCTTATCTCTAAATACAAACGGAGCAGTTGATACTGGTTGGTCTGATCCATTTACAACAACAAACCCAACAAGTTCTGTTTTTAGTCTTTCTTCTGGGTCTCAAAGAAATGCTTCAGGCATCACTTATGTCGCATACCTCTTCGCCTCCTGCCCCGGTGTCAGCAAGATCGGGACTTACACAGGCAATGGTTCTTCTGTGACGGTAACCACAAACTTCCAACCTCGCTTCATCCTTGTAAAGAGGACTGACTCTACTGGCGATTGGATTGTGAGTGACTCTGCTCGTGGTCTTGTTGCTGGTAACGATCCTTACCTTGAACTTAATACCGCAGATGCAGAAGTTACAAACGAGGATTGGGTAGATATTTCTTCCACCAGTTTCACAGTAAACCAAACAACAAACAACGCCAACGTCAATACCGGCACTTATTTATATTTAGCAATTTCGTAAGGAGTAATCATGTATAGAGTCAAGTCAACGGGAGAAATCAAATCCCAAGGCGAAGTAAGGTCGATGTATCCCAACACCTCTTTCCCTAGCCAATGGACACCTGCATTGGTAGAGGAACTAGGACTAGACCCAGTATTTGAGTCACCGACACCTACTACCACCCGCTATCAAGTAGCCTTCAAAGACGGTGTTGAGCAGGATGCACAAGGTCGTTGGCTGTGGAAATGGTCTATCTCCGAGATGGACGATGAGACTAAGGCCGCTAAAGACGCTGAAGCCGCCAAAGCAGTCAGAGCCACTCGTGATGGCAAACTGGCAGAATGTGACTGGGTAGTCATTAAGAATTTAGAGTTAAACCAGAACATCCCCGGTGTTTGGGAAGTCTATCGCCAAGGACTCAGAGATGTGCCTGCCCAAGCAGGTTTTCCCCATGACATTACTTGGCCAGCCAAACCATGACCACAGAAGCCACTAAACACGCCGTAGACGCCATCTCTGTTGCAACTGTCATCGGAACACTAGCCGAGATACTTCCGGCCATTGCAGCCCTGTTTACGATTGTTTGGACGGGGTTTCGGATCTACGAATTACGCACTATTCAAAACTGGTTAGGTAAGGGAGACAAAGATGAAAAAGCCGACAACTAAAAAAGGCAAAGCAGAAAAAGTTGGTAAGGTAATGAGTGAGTATAAGTCTGGCACTCTTCATAGCGGCAAAGGTGGCCCAGTAGTCAAGTCTCGCAAGCAAGCAGTAGCGATTGCTATGTCACAGGCTGGTATGTCCAAAAAACCGATGATGATGAAGAAGGCAGGGCGTGGACGATGAAGCCAGGACTCTACGCCAACATCCAAGCCAAGCGTAAGCGTATCAAAGAAGGTTCCGGAGAGAAGATGCGTAAGCCTGGAACCAAAGGTGCGCCTACAGCAAAAGCATTTAGGGAAGCAGCAAAAACAGCCAAGAAAAAATAATGGTCAAAAAAGTCTATCAAAATCCTCAAGGTGGTCTGAATGCAAAAGGTAGAGCCTATTTCAAGCGTACTGAAGGCGCTAATCTCAAACCGCCGGTATCCGCAAAAGCCGCTGCCAGTTCTCCTGCAAAAGCAAAAAGGAGAAAGTCATTCTGTGCCAGATCAAAAGGACAAATGGAAATGTACCCAGAAGCAGCAAAAGACCCAAACAGTAGACTTAGAAAGGCTAGACGCAAGTGGGAGTGTTGAGTTGTACTAAGTGTAATACTGAATATGAAGCAACTCTAACTAACTTTCCACCAAATAAAAAAACAAATAGTAAATTAGATAGTTGGTGTAGAGTCTGCAGAAGAGAATATAGAAAACAATATAGAAAGCCGCCAGATGGCATTAAAAAAGAAGAGTGGCAGAAGTTTGATGAATTAAAAGAATGTTTAATCTGCGGGACAGAAACAAATTTAGTAACAGATCACTGTCATACTACTTTAAAAGTAAGAGGAAAACTTTGTAATAATTGTAATCTTGGGTTGGGACATTTTAAAGACGATCCAATGTTATTAGAGTTTGCAAGAATATATTTGTTAAATTACGAAGAAACAGAAGAAAGTTACCAAGAGTTACAAGAATATATGCAAAGGCATAAGTAAATGGCAACTACATACTTACAATTAGTCAACGATGTGTTGACACGACTTCGTGAGAGCACTGTTGCAAACGTATCAGATAATGATTATAGTGCTCTGATTGGTAAGTTAGTCAACGATGCCAAGCGTGAAGTTGAGGATGCTTGGGATTGGGAAGCACTAGCAACCACTTACACTATCACTACATCCAATGGTGTTACTTCTTACGCTATCACTGGTGCTGGAGATGCTTCTCGCATTCATCGTGTGTATAATACTACTAACCGCCTTTACTTAGAAGAAAGGCCACACGAGTATTTTATCTCCAACATTGATCTAGCACCACAAACACTGTATGGCATACCTTCTTACTATGCCACGGATGGCCTTGATGGCAGTGATGATCTAAAGATTCAGATCTTCCCTGTGCCAAACACAGCCTATACCATTAAAGTTGATGCCTATACTCCAGAGGCAGAACTAAGTGCTAACTCTGACTCAACCAGCCTGCCCAAGATACCTATCGTGGCACTGGCTTGGGCCAAGGCTATTGAAGAGCGAGGAGAAGATGGCGGTGTGAACGTCAGCAGTCAGTATGCTGTTGCCAAGCAGGCACTGGCAGACAGGATTGCTGTAGAGGCCAACCGTAGGCCAGATGAGTTCTCTTTCTATTCAATATAATGCCGAACAAACCGCTACAAGCAACATCGATTACATCACCAGGATACTTCGGACTTAATACCCAAGACTCCGGTGTTGATATGAGCAGTTCCTTTGCTTTGATAGCAAGGAACTCTGTTATTGACCGCTATGGTCGTATTGGTGCTCGGAAAGGTTGGACATACGAAACCACTTCTGGTGGGACTTCATCGTTACCAGAAGCAATCATAGAGTTTGATAATCACGATGGCACCTACACCATCATCAGTGCCGGTAATAATAAACTCTTTACTGGCGACACAACGATGACAGAGGTGTTTGTTCGTAACACTGCAAACACTGCCAACCAAACTTATACGATTACTGGTAACGACTGGCAGTTTGCTCCTGCACAGTACAGCAGCGGATCTAATGCCTCTTCACACATGGTAGCGGTGCAGGTAGGACATCCTGCTCTGATGTACCACAAGATGCCTGTTGGTGGTGGCGGCGGAGGTGCTCATGCTCATACGGATGGCTTTGGCTTTCAGCGCCTTGGTGATGTTGGTAACGTACCATCTGGCTTCACTGTTACTACTTTTACTCCAAGTTGTGCATTAGGCGCCTTTGGTCGGATGTGGGTTGCCAACACCGGCAACAACAATAAACTTACTGTATACTACAGTGTGTTGTTAGATCCGTCTGACTTTACCGGCTCTGGCTCTGGTGTCCTGAATCTGGAAAAGGTTGTTCCTGGCGATGACAGAATAGTTGCATTAGGCGCACATAACGACTTTCTGATCATCTTCTGTGAAAAGAATATCGTTATCTATAATAATGCTGCTAACATATCTAACATTGCTTTGCAGGATGTAATTGTTGGTGTTGGCTGTATTGCTAGAGATTCTGTGCAAAGCATTGGAACTGATGTGCTCTTTTTGAGTGCTACTGGTGTTAGATCGCTGGCACGAACAATTCAAGAAAAGTCTGCCCCAGTTAGGGACATCAGCCGTAATGTAAGAGATTCGTTGCTAGATTATATTTCTGGCGAAGACACAACTAAGATTCGTAGTGTGTATTATCCTGCAGATGCGTTTTATCTGCTGACATTGCCTGCATCTGGCTTTACTTATTATTTTGATCTTCGGCAGTTCTTGCAAGATGGTTCTGCAAGAGCAACTGTGTGGGACAGCATCTCTCCAAAGGGAATGTGTGCTACCCATGATCGCAGATTGCTATTGGGGAAGACCAATGGAATTGCTGAATACACTGGCTATAACGATAACACATCAACATACATCTTTTCTTATTATACTCCTTATCTTGACTTTGGCTCACCGTCTGTAATCAAGATGCTAAAGAAGATTGGTATTGTGACTGTTGGTGCTGCATCAACTACCTTTGATATTAAGTGGGCCTTTGACTATGCCACTAACTATCAATCAGTGCAATTAACAACACCTTCTGGTGATGTGTCTGAATATGGTATTGCTGAGTATGGTATTGCTGAATACTCATCCTCTATTTTTCTTGATAATTTAAAAAGACAACTATCTGGCAACGGCAACGTGGTACAGATTGGGGTCGATGCTGAGGTAGATGGCTACCCAGTGTCTATTCAAAAACTTGACATTTATGCTGTTACTGGAAGGACAATATAATGAGTAACTATGTTAAGACTACAAACTTTACAGTAAAGGATACGCTAACTACTGGCGATCCTGCTAAAGTTGTTCGTGGTTCTGAAATCGATACTGAGTTTACTAACATTGCTACAGCAGTGTCAAGTAAAGCAAATTCAGCAAGTCCAACCTTTACTGGCACTGTTACTGCTGCCGCCATATCTGTAACTAGCATTACAAATAGCGGTGATTATACTGGTACCATCAGCGGAGGTACATACTAAATGGCAACCCAGGCACAAATTACAGAAATCTATCAGAGTGTTCTTGGCAGATCGCCTGACGCTGAAGGTCTTCAATACTGGTCACAGGCACTGGCAGGTGTAGATCCTGCACAGGCTGCACAGCAGATTGCTCAAGCAGCCGCTGCTATTAACCCTGCTGGACAGTCGCAGGAAGTAAATGAATCAATTCAGAGAGCACAGTATTTCTTAAATCCAAATCCATCGCTTGTACCGTTTGTTCCTACTTCAAACGAGCCGCCTCCTAGTCCAGCAACAGCAGCACCCTCTGTGGCAGCAGCGCCTTCAGTCACAGCAGCGCCTTCAGTCACAGCAGCGCCATCAATGCTAATGCCTGCGACTACATCGACTTCTGATCCTATTGCAAACCTGTATCGTACCTATGCAGGTCGTGAGCCTGATGCTGAAGGTTTGGCTTACTGGAGAAGCCGTTTTGGCGACACAATTAGTGCTGATGAATCAGCGCTGTTTCAAAACATTGTACAAAGAAACACAGCAGCACTGCCAACCATCACCGCAGAAGCAGGGCAGTATGGCTACCAAAATAATGCTCCTGTTCTTAATGCTTCAGTAGCAAGAAATATTCTTGGTAACGAGTTTGCAGTCAAGGCTGACATTGGACCAAGTAATGAACTAGGGTGGAATACTAACTCAAAGTATCAGGGAGAGATTCTTACTGGTGCTGGTCTGTACGGTATTCGCGGCACTTCAGAAGAGATTCAAAAGATTCTGTCTGCTGGCGAGACATTCAGACAGTTGCAGGCACAGGGTAAGGTTATTACTACTACTGACCCAGAAACCAATACTGTAAACTACAGTGTTCAGACAGGAATTGATCCTGAAACTGGGTCTCCTACTTATGTAAACTACGCCAACTTATTTAATACATCTGAAGATCCTGAGAACTTTAACGGTGCCGCTAATGCCGCTAAGTTCCAAGACGTAACCGCTAAGTTACAAGATGCTGCAACTAAATTAAATATTCCTACGGCTGGAAAGACTAGCATTCAGTTACTTAATGAAGTTAATGCTGCTGATAGGCGTGTTGCTGTTGTTGGTCGTACACAAGGTTGGGACCCTGCACAGACTGGCGGTGTTGGTGGTCAGCAGGGAGCACAACACGCTGCTGTTGTGTATCAGCAAGTTGGAGACAAATTAGTTGCTGCTTCTCCTGTTCAGACATTTAACTTCCAAGATCCTAATACAACTAGAGGTTTCTTTGGTGACTTAATTGGTGGCGTTGCAGAGGTTATATCTATACCGCCTATTGCAATGGCTCTGTCTGCCTTTGGTGCTCCTTATATTTCAGCACAGTTAGCAACATTAGTGCCTTCTTTAGCAGGTAATACAGTAGCACTAGATGCAATATCTAGAGGTCTTATTAGTGGTGTCACTACTGGTGCTATTACAGGGGACGCTGAACAAGCACTTATTGGTGCCTTAGTTGCTGGTGGTGGATCATACGCTGTTAATACAGGCGCTATTGGAGATGCACTTGATCGTATTGGCTTAGGCAATGTTCGTACTCAGTTTAATATTCCAACTACCGCACAAGTATCTGCTAACATTCCCGGTATCACCGGATCTGGAGTAACGCCGGGAATACCCGTGTCTCCGGGTGGTCCTACCACTGTAACGCCTATCGCGCCGACAAGCCCAGGTGGCGGTATGTTCGGTGTTCCATCAGGACCGCCAGGGTTTGCTGGCATCGATCTTAGCACACAGTTGGCAAACCAGGCCACTGGTGGTCTAACTGCTGGTGTCACACCTCCGCTTGGTACTGGTGGTTTTGGCACTGCATTGCCCAGTGTTGCAACACTAACACAAAACCTAATCAATGCTGGCTTCCCGCCGGGAACTGCTGCTAACTTGGCTGGTGCTACACTGGCAGGTGTTGGTGGTGTAGGCACAGCCGTTACAGGCTTGTTAGGTACAGGTGGTGCAGGCACAGCCGCAGGGGTTGCCGGCGCTGGCACCGCTATCGGAGCCGGTGTTCCAACAGGCGGTGGCGCTCCGTCTACGCCAACAGCCCCCGGTACTCCAACAGCGCCTGGAATTGGAGGACTACCTTCTATTCCGGGGATTGGTGCAATAGGTGGTCTATTGTCTGGTATTGGTAATGTTAATCTTGGTGGTGTTCTTGGTGCTGGTATAGATTTTGCACAGTTGGCTGCTCTGCAACGTGAGGCTACTGGCCTTGGTCGTGAACTATCCACTGAGGCTGCTCAGATTGGTCGCCAAGGCGCTATTCCGTTTACGCCATATACTGTTACCACAGGCGCTGGCGTAGGCACTGTAGGCCCAGGAGGGGCCACAGCGGTCACTTCTCCAGAGATGCAGGCTTTGCGTCAGCAGCAACTTGGACTGGCAGGTCAGACTTTAGGTGCAATCAATCCTGCACAGGCTGCTCAGACCTTGTACGGTCAGGCAGAAGCATTAGCTGCTCCAGGCCGTGCTCGTGAGCAAGAGGCACTGCTGGCAGGACTTCGTCAGCGTGGCTTGCTTGGCTTTGGTCAAAACTTACCCACTGTCGGTGGAGAAGTAAGAACAGTTAATCCGCTGATGGAGTCACTCTTGTCTGCACAAGAGACTGCTCGTGCTCAACAAGCACTGCAGGCACAGCAGTTGGGTACACAAGAGGCTACAAGGCAGGCTGCTCTTGGTCAGGGTCTAATTGGAGGCGCTCAGGCTATCGATCAACAGACGCTAGCGGCTCTCAACGCTGCTTCTGCCTTGGGACAGCAAGAAAGAGCCATTGCTAGCCGTAATCAGTTGTTAGCGGCTGAGTCTGCTCTGCAGGGCCTGCGTATGCGTGCGCCTTATGAGCAACTAGGTTTGCAGGCAAGGGGTACTGCCTTGGCTGGTGTTGGCGGTGCTGCTAGAGGATTGTTTGGATTACCGACACAGACTGGTAATGTTCTTGGTAACTTGTCACTAAGTCAGTTATTCGGTGGTGGCGGGGCAACATCGCCATTAGGACAAGGAACAGGACCGCAATACGGTTATCAAGATTATGGTATCTTCTTCTAAGGAATAGATATGGCGAATGTGATGGAATCTCTATTTGGTCTGACAATGGGACAACGACAGCCTGTAGCGGCTGATCCGTTGCAGGCTTATTCTGGCCTAATTAGTGGCACTGGTGCTTCTTTGCAACAGAACATCACTAGCGCCTTTGGTCAGATGACACCTCAGCAGGCTCTGAGCAGTATTATCCAACAAACACAGCAACAGGCTGATCTTGGCACACCAGAAGGACTGATTCAGTTAGCCAATAATCTAAACCAGTTACCGCAGTTTAGTGGGATGGCTTTGGCTATGCGGCAGGAAGCAACTAAGTTAGCACAAGAACAAACTAAGTTTTCTTATGACATTGCTGCTAAAGGCGCTGCTGCAAGAAAAGACATTGCTCAAGCAGAACAAGCAGAGGCTGGTAAGGCATCTGATCGTATGAATACTAGATTTGTTGATCTTGCTACTCGTGAGAGAACAACTGGTCTTTCAGCACCTGAAAAAGCAGAGTATGAATCAATTAAAGAATTAATGACTATTAAGTCACCAAAAGGACAAACTATTGATTTAAGAGGAGCATTTGATAAGGCATATGAAGCAGCAGATGCCAAAGAAAAAGCAGATGCTTGGAATAAGGCTGGAGCGTCCTACACAACAGCAATTCCACTACTTGGTCAAATTGATCGTGTTGAAGCGGCTGTTCCAAACGCATTTACAGGAAAATTTGCAGAAGGTAAACTTGGGCTTTCAAAAGCACTTGGAGCCCTTGGAATACCGATTAGTGATAAAGCACCCGATACTGAATATATCAATGCAATTTCTGCAAAACTTGTTCAGCAAATTGCTAGAGCATTTCCTGGATCGCTTGCCGTTAAAGAATTGGATCAGTTGGTTAAAAGTAAACCAAATATTGCACAAGAATCTGGAACAATTCTTAGATTGCTTGGAGATATTCGTGATGAAATTCAATCACAAACTACGACTTATGAGCAACTTTCAAAAATAGATAAAACAAAACGATACGATCAAGATCCAAATGTTTTGCAGGGTCAGAATTATAATAAGATTCGTAGGTATCGTGATATTAAAACACGAGCATTGGCTGGAACCGCCACAAGGGATGAAGCATTAGAGGCACAACGCATTCAACAAGAACTGGGGCTTAAATAATGTCTAACGGCACTATTGACTGGCAAGAGTACATCAGGAATCTTGAAAGGGCGGGTGGACAGACAATTGGCCCAGGTCCTGGTGCTGAGGCTGCTGCACAACAACAAGCACGAAGAGAACAGCAGTTTGTTACAGGGGTTGCAGGATCAATATCACCACTACCAGATGTTAGGGGTGAGGGCGCTCTTCCATCTGCATTAGGAATTATTGGTGGAGTTATTCCTGCAGTAAGACCCATAGCAGCATTAGAAAGAGTTGCTGCTGGGGCACCTGCTGTTACACGGCCTTTCATACCTTCTTTAGTTGGCTCTACTGTTGGAACTGTTGCTGGAACAGGAGCAGAAGCGTTACTTGGTGGCTTTGGAACACAACAATTTGGTCAAAATTTAGTAGCAAATGTTCTTGAAAACGCCGCTTGGGATGTCGGCGGTAACTTAATTGCTACCGTTGGCGGTAAAACATTTAAAATTGCAAAGAATGTATTTTCTCCTTCTGCGGTTAATACAGCAGATCCACGGATTGCTGCACAGGAATTCTTATCTGGTCGTGGTGCTACACTAACTAGATCACAACTAACTGGTGACGAAATTGCTCGTTCTGTAGAAGAGGTTGCTAAAGGTGGTTTTGCATCTGGTGCTGCTTTTAAAGCACAACAGGCCGGAGTTGAAAAAGCAGTATCACAAGGTGTTCAAGAGGTTAAAGATACACTACAAACATCGGATGCTTTTAGACAGGCTATTTTAACAGAAGAACCATTTACCAGAGCCGCTGGAGAAAATTTTCAGAATCTTATTTCAACAGCAAGAACTGAATTTAAAGATCGTTATCGTCCATTCTATCAAGGATTAACAGAGTCTAATGGTGTTTTTGTAGATCTTCGTGGTGTAAAACAACAAGCACAACAAGAATACGATAGGCTTGCTAAGGCTAAATTTGCTGGTGCAAGTGCCGATAGAAAAACAGTTTTAGAAGATATTTTAAAACAAGAAGATTATGTTGATTTTGGAGTTGCTCACGATATTAGAAGCAATTTTTCTGGAGCAGCGGCAGATTTAAAACAGCCAGGAAAAGGACCAACAACAAAAGAAGCAGCATACAATAAATATTCTAGTGCAATTGAGACTGCAATGGATAATGCTGTTCTTTTGACTCAAACAAAAGCAGGTCAGATTGGTACATTTCAATCAAAATTATCTAAAGACACAATAGACGAATACAATAAAGTTAAACGTCTTTATAAACAAGGTCAAAACTCTTTGTTTAATGAGACTATTGCAACTGCAATGGATTTGCAACCATCAAAAGTTGGGGCATTTTTAGCAGATTTGTCTGAATCTGAAAAATTTACAGATTTGGCTAAAGCAATGTCTGCTGTTGATGAATACGTTAAGAAACAAGGTGCAGATTCTGCAACATTGTTAAACGATGTTAAATATTCTTTCTTAGAAAAGAATTTATCTACTCCAGAAAAAACAGCGGCGTTTGCTCGTAAACTTGAAGAAGATAAAGATTTAAAAAGTTCTTTTTACAAGTTATTTAGATCCGAAGCAAACCAACTAAAACAGGTCCTAAATGCTGCTGATATTGGATTAGAAAGTGGCGGATCTAGAGCAACTTATCTTAGAAATAAAATTGTTGGTGCTGGTGTAGGCGGGGCTAGTGTTCTTGGCTATCTTGCTCTTCCAGAAGATGTACAGTCAAGAATTGAAGATAAATTACCAAGTGCTATAGCATCCGCTGGTGTAATTATTATAACACCGAGGTTACTTGCAAAAGCATCTACAAATAAAGAAGCAATGAATGCGCTTGCTGGTCTATCTAAAACAACAAGCCAACCTAAATATGGTGGAGCACTAGCAGCAAAGTTAGTAGACCAACTAAATAAGTCTGGAATTATTGATTCTGAGTACATTAACGAAGTTAATTCATTCTTTAATCCTACAACAGAACCACAAACAACTACACCTCAACCTTCTTCAGGCGCTATAAACTGGGAAGAGTATATTAAAACCGCACAATAATGTCCGATCCAGCCGCAACCGCTAGGGCTGCGCTAGGAGGCATCAAAGAAGCCGTTGCTGTAGGCCGTGAGATAAAGGAAACAGCAAAAGAAGTAAATGCTTTCTTAGACGAGGAAGCAAAGGCTCGTGTTGCCTGGAAGCGTAAGCAACAACAGATTGAACGCCGTGGTGACATGATGTTCATGAGTGCCTATGAAGAATACAAGATCATAAGGCAGATTCGTGAAGCAGAGGCAGAGATGTATCGACAGATCGAGCAGGAGTATGGCAGATCTGCTGTCTCTGAAGTCAAGTCGCTAATCACTCAGATGCGTAAACAACACCTAGAACTCAATGACGAGATGTATCGCAAACGCATGGAAACCAGAAGAGAGATGCTGTGGTTGCTGCTGGCATCTTCTGTGGTGTACGGAATCTTTAAAATGATGGGGCTGATGTAATGATTACACTGTTATCGACACTAATATCCTTCCTTATGGGCGGCTTGCCCAAGATCCTTGAGTTCTTTCAGGATCGGTCAGATAAGGCACATGAACTTAAACTGGCACGGATGCAGACTGAGCGTGAACTGCAGATGTTGGAGCGTGGGTTTGTAGCACAGGCTCGCATAGAAGAGATCAGGACAGATCAGGTGGCGATGCAAACAGCGGTGCAGGAACGAGAAGCACTGTATGCACACGATATTGCTATCGGTAAAGGCGCATCGCTGTGGGTCACTAATCTTCGTGCTTCTGTGAGGCCAGTCATTACCTACGGTATGTTCTGTATGCTTCTGTTTGTGAACATCTTTGGCTTCTTTTACGCATGGAAGACTGGTGTGCCTTTTGATGTGGCTATGCAGATCCTCTGGGATGAGGACAGTACCATCATCTTCTCATCGGTGATCGCCTTCTGGTTCGGCACACAATCGTTTAAGAAATGAAAGTCTCCAAAGAGTGCATCGACATGATCAAGCATCATGAAGGTGTCCGTACTCGTGGGTATAGGTGTCCTGCTCTGCTGTGGACAATCGGGGTAGGCCACGTTATTGATCCAAACCATATAAAGGTGCCTTTAAATGAACGAAAAGACTTACCAATCCCACCAGGATGGGACAGAACTCTTTCAATGGCAGAAGTCGATGACATACTTGCCACAGACTTGGCTTCGTTTGAGCGAGGAGTTTTACGACTATGTCCTTCTGGTCTTACTCAGTCTAGGTTTGATGCACTTGTTTCCTTCTCTTTCAACGTGGGTCTCGGCAATCTCCAACGCTCTACAATAAGGATGTGCCACAATAGGGGTGACTTTGAAGGCGCTGCTGAGGCGTTTATGTCGTGGACCAAGGCAGGCGGTAAGGAATTGCCTGGGCTGGTCAAGCGCCGTAAAGACGAAAGAGCACTATACCTAAAGCCATAAAAAAAGAGCCTCCGAAGAGGCCCTAAAGACTACACCCTAGACTACCAAAAAATCATTATCCGTAGAACAAAAAGGTCTATGACTACGGCCTTTTCATCTTCGTACTCAGGAATGAACTCAATACCGAGCATCATGCCTGAGATTAAGTGCAGAGCGATTGTCATATCTCACAGTGTCCAGCAACGCAGGCCAATGTCTGAGCACCTTCGACATTATCGTCCTTCTCAGACAGAGTATCCCAGTGAATCTCTTTTGGCATCTTAGCCAATAGTTCTTCATAGACCTCTTTTGAACATTCCTCATATGGTGCTTGCCTGTATGTGCCACCATCCCAAGGCAGGAAAGACACGCCAGAGACTTCATCAAAGTGTCGCCATACCCATGCCCCAACATCCATCCATTCGTCCTCTTTGACAGAGATCGTCACAGACGGTTTGTGCTCACACCAGTACCGCTGATACATCAACCACAGATCGAGGTGTTCAATTGCTGTTAGATCGTCACGCAACCGTGCTCCTTCAGGTGCCTTCATCGGAAACGAGAACACGACAGTGCTGTCTGGACGCATTACACAGTCTTCTGCTGGTACGCCTTCGTTGGCTAGAAAAGACGAGAGAGGGTCTTTTTTATCTCCCCGAACACGCCGAATATAATAACGGCTATGTCGAGCATGAATACCAGAGGCAGAATCAACAAGTTGGCTAACAGTGCCAGAAGGTTTGACACAAGTAATAGCAGTAGACTGAGGGATTCCCAGATTTGCTGCAAAGTCCATATTGGTGCTAACGGCGACTTCGCGTAACTGTTTAAGATTCTCCGCAGTGCTTTCACTGATCTCTCCCATCCAATGATTATCTAAAATGCCTGTCAGCGACACACCAAGCAAACGCTCTTCCTCAGTGTTCTTCTGCCAGATCTTCCGTAGGTATGGGAAGTGTGTCAGCGTAGACTGAAATGTTCCCAAGATCGTTGCTATACGAACTTTCTTAGAGAGCGACTCAAGGGTGTCATCGGAGCGTACAACGACTTCTGTAAGGTTACAGAATTGATAGGGTCGTAGTATGATTTCTGAGCAGGGATTTGTTCCGAAATCATAATCTCCATCGCGTCTTCCGTTTTTCTTAGCCTGACTTTTACTTGCGGCTCGTGAAAAGATCCCGCGCTCTCCAGAGTGACTGTTATAAAGGCTTGTCCATTCTGCGAGAAACTGTCCAATATCTGGTTTAGTAACATAAGTTGCTGAGTTGTTAGCAAGTGCTCGTTGTCCGTTATGTGTCCACCAGTCTCCACTCTTGGCCCCTCTCATGCGATCATCTTCAAGGTCAGACAAGGAAATCATTGCAGATCTTCGTACTCCGCCCACAACAACAACTTCCCCGATCTTGCAGAGAATATCATGACATTCGATTGATGTAAGTTTGCGGCCAGCCGCTGCTCTGAATTTGGCAGTAGTAAACTTAAAAAGTTCATCCAAAGGTCCTGGTCCAGAGGCACGTCCTCCAAAGGTTTTGAGTCTGGCTCCTGCAGGTCTAATTCTGGATAGGTCGTACCTTGCCACTTCCCCAGAGTATAGTAAAGCGATGAGTTGGCGTAATGCCTTTGCCCATCCCTCTTTGGAATCCGCAACAGAAATAACAGTCTCAGAATCAAACAACTGGTCTGGGACTTCAGGTAATTGATCGACATATTTGTGCTCCACAGAAAAGCCTACCCCAGTGCCGCAGAGCAGGATGTACATTGCCTCATCAAAGGCTTTAGGATCGTCCACAGGCAGGTATGAACAGTTGTAGCCTGCTGTGTTATCACGCTCCAGCGCCTTACCAGCGGTCATGATAGCCCTCATAGAAGGCATCACTTCCAGGCTCACTATTGCGTCACGGATGTCCCGATACAACTCATCAGGTATCTTGTAGTCGTGCTTTTCTTGCAGGTGCTTATAGAGGAACGTAGTGTAGCGATTCACTGTCTCTTCCCAGTGCTCACGGCGGTCCATCTCAGGCAGAAACCGGCTGTACCGGCTCTTAGCAATAAACTCAGAATAGGGTGTCATCTTAGTCATCTAAATCAATCTCCAGTTCTTCAAACTTATCTTCAATCTTATCAGCAAACCTCTCAATAATCTCTTCTGATGATATATCTAGTACCTCCAGTAGTGTTATCTCGTCAAGTTTAGCCATCCTTTCCATTATATCCCGCAGCGTCAACGACATCTTTAATACCTCCCCTACTTATAATACACTTCTTTAATACGATCATAATTCGCTACTGCAAACTCAAGATAGTGTAAAGCCTTCTGCAAGTCCTCTAAACCATTTTTCTTGTGATGCCGTTGCACATATTTTACTACATTACACAACCAAGGATCTAATCCCCAATCGAGAAACACATCCCAAGGCTGAATATCGCTTTTATAGTGGGTTCCTCCTATCTGCTTGGATGCAATATAGTCTGCTAATGTTTTATGCTGCTGAGACATTGGCGTGTTCCTTTATTGCTTTGGTTGATTTGGACCAGGAACCACAATCTGTACACTGGAATCTTTGGAAGGTTCCGGTGGTGGTGTAGGTGAATCCACGTTTCTGCAGTCGATGGCTTCCACAGTTGGGGCAACCACGACCTGAGAAGAGGTTATGATTAGGGTGAGACTTAATCCAAGGGAGCAGACGATCATAGACTTTCTCCAGCAGCAGAACATCCTGCTTGTTGTACTTTTCCATTACTTTCCACGCAACAGGGTCTTTATTCATGCACTTAACCCATAACTGATAACCTTCGTGTGCAGTCTTCTGACCAAGGCCAAGCCGCTGTGCAATATGATCCAGTTTATTGCTTGCAAAACGGAACTCTTTACGAACTACCTTTAGCAAGTCAATCTGTTTATACGGCGATGGCGGCGCTAAGTGATGCAACAGAAACTCTTTGTTCAGCACAGGGATGTCGAAGCGTGTACCGTTGTAGTGACACACAGCATCGGCCTCAGAGATCAGATCATGTATCCGCTGAAGCATCACCTTTGGCTGCTTGGTGTTGAACACAGAGTCAAACATGACCTCTTTCTTGTCGTACCATTTAGCAGCCCAACACAGTACATAGGATGACTCCAGCAAATGCTCAGGACTGATGTACTGGTCACGAAGGCCCCAGATGTGTGCAGTGTTGGGGCTTGTTTCGATGTCTAGCATCAGTAGTTTCATTCGCTGTCCTCATTTAGAGCATCGAAGTACTCCTGCACATCTTCCTCTGTATAGCGTGGCTCATCGTAGAAACGCTGAAACAGGCACTCGTTGATGTCGCCATCGATCTTAACTTTCTGACGCACACCTTCAAAGCCAACGTGCTCTAAGAAGCGGCAAAACTGCCACAGGATCGGATGCCAAGGCTGGTCGCTACCAAAGTCGTGCCGTGCTTCAATGACTGTCTCTGATGGAAACGGACTGTCGAAACTGTCACCGTGCTCTTGGCCTTCATAAATAAATCTATAAGTTGTCATTGCTTACCTTTCTAAGTAGTTCAAAGAAGTATTCACAGTCTACCACAACCAGGGGCTTATCTCTGTTTTGCTTGATGACGAGCACTGGTTCGTATCCTCTACAGTTGTCTTTTGCTTGCTGATAATGTCCATATACCGAGATACTTGCTCTGGACTTGCATTCCACACTGATTGGTACTTTCCGTCTGGCTGCTGGACTAAAAAGCAAGTCTTCTCCCGACACGCCCATGCTAACTGAACGAACATCATCAGGCTCCAGTCCGAACTTTGCGATTATTAGGTCCCTTACGGCCTGCTGTAGCACTCGGCCTTTTGCCTTCGCTGAGGATGGTTTCAATGTTGACTTCCTTTCTTGTTTTGATCCACGACTTCGGTATGTGCATCCTTGCGTTACTGGAGTCCATGCTGACTGTGTTCGCAACGCAGATCGCATCGTCTGCTTCTGACACAATCCAGCCAAGCGTGTAACACTTGTGGATCTCTGTTTTTGTCCCTTCCTGCCACCCTGCATCTGCGACTGCGTCAACCCATTCAATGTAAACTATCGGGGCTTTTTCCAAACCTGATTTGGTTTTCTTCGTATCCATAATAATTGTGCCTGCTCCGTTAAGTAGGTTTCATCGTTGTCGTACGCCTTCAGCACTGCATCGTACATCTCGTATTCTGTTTTACAGCCTTTTAGAATCTTCTCTGCCTTCTTTGGGCCAATGCCTTTCAATCCAGGCACATTGTCTACACGATCTCCAGTGAGCACTTGTGTGTAGAAACTGTACAGCGTGTCGTCTTCATCCACCCAAAACTTCTCATTGCGCTTCATGTTGTAGTGCCAGCCACGGATCATATTCAGATCCTTGTCAGTGGTGCAGATAACATAGTCTTCTGGGTCTAACTCATAGGCAGCGATACCGATGGCATCGTCAGCCTCCTGATACTGCTCTATCGAAAACTTCCAAGCACTATTTAGGTAGGTCCTAATTAAGTCTAGGTGCTTAGGTTTCTCTTGCGTTCTGTTGCCTTTGTAGGGCTTGGTCTTTGCTATTGGGATACGAAAGTTCTGATAGCCTGTAAGCCAACCATCAGCATCGTCACAACCAGCATGAATATAGACAAGGTCTTCAAGATATTCAGAGCACTTGCTGATAGCGGTCTTATCGTCATAGTCCTCGCAACCATGAGCGATGATATGGGCGATAATATCGCCATCAACAAGTGCGATCACTGATTAAACTCGTGCGATAGCGTAACCGAGTTGTCCGTGAATACGGCTCAGTCCTTTAGCACGAAGATACTTACGAAGAGCGTTTCGTGCTGCTTCGTAGTTTTTGAAACCACTTAGAGACTTCAGCGATAACTTCTTACCATTAAATTTAATAACGTACATAATTGTCCTTTCGGTTATGTTTACAGCACTTCTTCTTCGGCTTCTTCAGCGTCTGCTTCATAGGCCACCAAACTATCTACTACTAACTTAGTCATGGATGGAGAAACGCCTTTCTTGTTTTTCCAAGACCACTCGTAAGCACCAACCACGGCTGTCGCCGTAGATCCGTTACCAATAGCGACTGTGCTTAAATCACCACCACTGGCATCGAATACCTTCATCGGGACAGTGCTCTTGCAGGTGATATAAAAGCCTTTCTCTGGCTTGTCTTCACGCTTACGCACTTCCAGACCCAACGACTCTAAAGCCTTAACTGCGTTGTCTGACAGGTTACACAGGTCCACTTGGAACTTGTTAGACATCTCGTTAGGCTTATTATGAAAGCACCACATAATCGTGGCTTTTACTTTTACTGGCTTTGCTACGTCATTCATTTGATTCTCCTTTAAGGTCAATGAATTAGTTGTTTAGACTCATCCGCAGTGGCAGATAACACCATTTTAGCGGCTGTTTCCAAAATGTCAAGCATATTGTCGAAGTCGGCGGCTAAGTCCTTTGAGTAAGCAATATGGACTGCGCCATCGATCACGGCAATAAATATAGCAGACTCAGGATCTCCCAAGTCTTCAAACTCTGTTAATGCGTTTGACACCAATTGTCCCCTATTTTGTATTCCCCGTCAAGGGGACACCGCAGTCCTAATACTACACCAGATTTGCGGATGCTGTCAACCGCTAATTCCCCTACTCTTTGTGCGTGTTCTTCCTTAACTTCTAACTGGAACTCATCATGCACATTGACTACGAACTTAGCATCTAACTTGTTCCGTCTAAGTTGCTCATCCAACAACACAAGAGCCTTCTTCATCACTATCGCACCAGCACCCTGCAGCAGCGTGTTAAGTGCTGCGTGTGAGGAACGAATGAATAGTCTCCTACCGTCAAGACCTGGTAGCGATCCTTGTACCGATAACTTCTCAACCTTGTCTCGAAGTCTTTTGAGACTTGGCGTGTTCCGAAGAAAAGTATCGATGAGTTTCTGACCATGCGCTGCCGAACCACCAACAATTTTCCCGATCTTGGCAGGCCCTGCGCCATAGAGCAGAGCGTAAATGAATGTCTTGGCTTGCGCCCTAGTTTCAAGACCTGCCGCAGTCTGGTTTTTTGTATGGATGTCACCCTCAACGATTTCTTTAGCATATTGCTCATCCTTCATGTAGTGTGCCAGCATTCTTAACTCTAGCGATGCAGCGTCACAGCCAACCAGTTTATAGCCTTTCTCAACCGTGAAGAGGCTTCGACACTCAGGGCCATACTCTGAGCCTACCGATGGCACCTGAGCCATATTAGGCGTGCTATGTGTCATTCTGCCTGTGACTGCTCCGTTGGTGATGACCTTACCGTGAATCCTGTTGTCGTCAGATACACTCTCAATCCATGACTCAACCATAGCCACCCTTTTCTGAATGAGTAGGTATTCGGCAATGGCTCTTGCTTCTGGTATATCAACTCCCGCCAGTGTAGATTCATCGACAATCACTTGGCCTTTTTCGGTTTTCTTTGTGGGCTTCCAACCTTTTTCTTGGAGCCGCTTGGCGATTTGCTGCCGCGAGCCTGGGTTAAAGACTTCGACATCATCTTTGAGTCTCTTTCCTGTTTTTTCACTAATTCGCTCGGTGATGATAGGAGGAAAGATGAACTGTAAGGATGTCTCAATTGATACCATTTTATCTTTAAGTCCTGCCAGAAGCACCATAGCGTTAGGCAGATCGAATCTAAAACCATTGCGCTCCTGTTTAGAAATGATGACTGCGACTTGGTGCTCAAGTTCGATGGAGTCTTGCGAGAATCCATATTGATCTTTCTCCTTTAATAAAGCGTTGTAGACTTTTTCCAGCACCTCAACATCACGGACGCAATAGTCTTGCATCTCTTGTGACCACCCACTATCAAAGTCTTTGAAGTCAATCTTTTCTGTTCCTAGACTTGTTGCCCACGCTGCGAGGCTGTGACCGTTTTCTCGGTTTGGATTCATCAGCCTTGACATGACTAGGGTATCGATGCACATCGATGGAACTATCTTCGTATTCCATAGCCTGTTCAATATCGGGAAGTCGAAGAAGATTCCGTTGTGCGCCACCAGTAAAGGTTTGTCCTCTAATGTTTTTAATAAAGTTTCTGCCTTGCGATGACATTCAACTACTCCGCTTCTTTGATCCTTTGTTACGCACAGATGGATCTGGCTGTGATCCGTTGTCGTTTCTATGTCCAGGAATACTACCCGCCTCTGACCATCGGTTTTCATCTTCTGCCTTTTTCAGAATAGTACCGTCATCCATCAATACATACATCGTCATTACACCACTCTTATTGAGCACTGTCGATACGCTGACTGGGTTCATTTTGCCAGTTCCTGTTCAATCAGTCTAGCAAACTCAATGATCTTCTTGTCGCCAGAGATGGCATAGCCAGCAACGAAGACCTTTGATGCGCCTGTCTCTTTTGCTAATTGCAGAATCCGTTCATCAGTCAATTCAATAGAATTGCTTTTCAGTCCAGCAACATATTCATCCAATTGCTCTTTGGTTTTGATGTGATCCAAAGGATTAAATTCCTTAAAACCCTCTAGTTTAACATCATAGGGGACACCACTAACCTTCGGCATAAGACCTCCATAGTGCGAAGATAACTACAGTTAAAAGAAATAGAACGAAAATGGCTGCACTTTGTGCGTTCAGGTGTGCCAATTGCTGAATCCAATAGGTTTTCATGTGCTCACCTTAGCAGCAAGATAGAGTCCAACATTCCCAATTGCATAGCCAACAAAAGCAATCCCAAGACCAACATTACCACGCCAAAGTAAATCAGCAGCCACAATCGCATACACGACTCCTATGATCGCTATTAGGGTAGCACTCATGCTGCCTTTTTGAGCGCCTCTATTGACTTCTCAAGCGTCTTGACGACTAGGTCACGCTGTTGCTCATACAACTTGTCAAAACCTTTTGAGGAAGACCTAATATCAATAAACTCTTTGACGATTTCCTTCATCGAAAACTTCTGATTGACGATGGGGTCATCACCGTTACCTAGAAAGATTGAACATTCCAGGTAACCCTCGTCATCAAAGCCAATGTAGTTATCCAATTTTAGTTTCACTTCCGACTGTTTCATAAAACTCTCCAATGTTTATTAAGGTTTTTCTTGCCTGCTCACGGATTTCCTGAGTCACTGCCCATCCAAAGTATTCAGGATGCAACAGTTCTCTCAGAAACTTTACACAGACCTTGACTCGTGCCTCTTCATCGTCACGCTGCTCTGTCAAAATCCGAACATCTTCATGCAACTGGTCAATCTCTTTATCTTTCTCTTCAAGATAAACATTGACCTTCGCTGATGACCAATTCTCAATCATTTCAATCCCCTGATGATGGATGCTACAAATGCGATTATACCGATGATTACGGGAGATGTCACGTGTTTTTCTCCTTGAGTTTGGCTTCCATAACCTTTACCGAGAGCCTCCAATTGATAGCGTGTGGTAAGCCGCCGTTGATTTTGCATTCCTCAATTTCCTCATCCGTCAGACAAACCCATTCACTCTCACGAATACCTTTTTCGTAGGCGCTCCGCATCTCAGGTGTCCATGTGTATCCTGCGTTTGTTATTGCAACGCCTAATGCGTCTAATGATTTTGTACTCATGTGTTCTTCTCCTTTAGTTTGGCTTCGATGGCTTTGGCAAAATCATTTACGTACCCCCCATACATGATCCTCCATTCGTCACATAACGGTTTCAAATCCTCATCCGTTAACCCAACCCATTTCGGTTGCGCTAGTGTTTGGCGTAGTGCTTTTGCAGCGTCTGTCACAGACTCATGTTTCCAAGTCAATTTACGCAAATAAGATTCTTTCCATTCCAAAGCCTCCAACGCCATCTCTGCTGCTTTGCGTAGGTCGCTCATAATGAGGCCTCATTGATCTCTGTCATTCTGCCAGTGTACTTATCATAGAGCACGGCACAGGCTTTACCAGTCTCGCCACTGTATCGATTCTTTATCACTCGCACTCTGGTTGTGTTCCTCTCAATTGGATCCTCATGCTGTGCTGCTCTTTCTAATCCTAACACCATATCTGCCAATTGTCCAATGCTACCAGATCCTCGCAATTGATTCAAGGATGTCACTGCACCTTCCTCGTGGCCTTTGCCATCCGGCCTTTTCAGGTGCGACACAACAAACAGGGACACACCAGTCTCTTGCACGATCATCCGTAGTTTAGTCATGATCTCATCCAAGGCTTTGCGTTCATCGGAATGATCCTGAGCAGAAACCACAATGCTCACATGGTCTAAGAGAATATAACGGCAATTAAGCCCACGAGCAAAGTAGCGAACCCGATTGATAATGTTATCGATAGCAGTGCTACCAAAGCAATCATAAAAATAGAGTCTATCAGATCCGAGTGTTTTGTCAAATGCCTCTCTCTTCTCTCTATCATCTGCCTCTATCTCCGATAAATGTAATGGTTTATTGATTGCCAGTGACATGATGCTCAGTGCAGTCTTTTTCACTGACTCTTCCAAGAACATAATGCCGATGTTGTCCTGAGTCTCGCACAACAACTGCCAGATGATCTCTCGCATGAATTGCGACTTGCCTAAGCCAGAGCCAGCAGTGACTACGACCATCTCCTGCGACCTGATGCCACCAGTGACGCTATTTAGGCCCACATAAGGATAGTGTGCCTGTGCCTTTGGTAGCGGCTGCATCACCAGTTCCAGCAGGTCAGCGCCAGCGACAATTCCATCCGGCACAAACTGCTCCGCTGCCCACCAGGTTTTCACAAAGTCAGCAGATTTGTTATCACTAAGATAGTCGCAGGCATCCTTATAGCCTTGACCCATCTTGACGATCTTGACCTTGCTGCCAAACAACTCAGCCACACCAGCCGCAGCCTCTCTGCCAGGATCATCAGCATCGAATGCTAACACGATATTTTCAAAACTGTCAAGCCATTCGTACTGTGCCTGACAATCTTTCACGGCAGACTGAGCACCATTCTTGATCGACACCACAGGATACTTTGACCCCATCATTTGATAAGCCGCTAGCGCATCAAGTTCGCCTTCAACGATGGTGACATATTTGCCGCCTTTGTTCCACATCGCTTGTCCGAACAAGACTGCATCCTTGATGTTGCCTTGTGACCTAAATGACTTGTCAGTCACTACTCTGATCTTGTGTGCGATGTCTTTGCCACTGGCATCAGTGTAAGGATAATAATGTTCTGTCCCTGATTGCCTGACACCATAGGCCTCACAGGTGGCTTTGGTGATACCACGATCAGGTATGCTCAGGAAATCCCCGCTAATGGGCCTAATTTGGCCTACAACGGCTTTGTTGGTCATGGGTAATACCTTCCCCTCAGTTGAGGCAACAAGGCCATCAGAGGCCTTAAAATAGGTCTTACAATTGAAACAGTAGCCAGAGCCATCGGAATACACGGCTTTGGCATCGCTACTGCCGCATTTGTCGCAGGCCTCATGCCTCAAGAATTTGTTTTGCGATGTCGTTTGCATCGTCATAGTCCTTTAGTTGAGTAAAATAGTCAAGAATACCCAGTAGTTGGAATGCCTGTCGGCTTTCAGGCCGGACACGGAGGACACAATCCAACACATCTGAAATCATCGTTTCGGTGTCCACATTATAACTGACTAACAATTCAGCAATATCATGGACTGTTGAGAAATACATTTGCTCAGTTTCCCACGGCTGCATCTTAGTACCACCTTTCTTTGATGTTAAATAATAAATAATTATAAATATAAACCATTAGCATCATTAGTGCTATAGTGCTTTATAGAGTAATATAGATAATATTAGCAAGAATCGTGCCAACATCATCAGCGATCGTTTCTGATGTCCATATAATAGTCATCATCAGGGAAATCGTCATCAAGGCCTTTTTCAGCCTCTCTGTCGGCTTCGGCGATGTCGTCTAGGTCGGACATCAGGTTGATGTTACCGATGGCAACACAGTCGGTTTTAATCGTTCCCAAGCACCATTTACACAATGACACATATTCTCGGCTGAATACACTGCGAACCGATGATTCATAATCTGTCAGGATTTCGTTGCAGGCACGGCATCGCATTGTGGTGTCCCTTCTTTGTCTTGTTTTTCTTTCAATTCTGATGGCGGCACAAACCCAAATCTGCGCCATGTTTTCATTACATCTGTTTTCACAGATTCAATGTATTCCCGATCAGGGTTATCCAGTAACCATGCCATTTTCTTTTTCCTTTTCTTGTTTGATGATTTCACAAACGAATTCGACAATCTCATCGTCATTGCCGTACCAATTGCCCATATCACTATAGCCTAACTTGCTGTCTGCTATTTCTAGGATTTCTTTCACTGTTAATTGTGACATTTAAAAATCTCCTCGCTGATTTTGTCGTGCTCCTGGCGTAATTCCATCAAACGCTTTTCTATGAGTTCCCAATAGATCGGAAGATTCTCTTTCTTGGCATTGGTGACTATATCCGATAGTCCGAGATAGCAGCCAAGAATGCCGTTCAAACGCCATCTAGTATCGTTCATGCTTTCCCTTTCTCTTCGTGATTGAATGCTTTGCCGATCTTAGCGAGTTAAACCAGCGCCGATAGTCGCTGATGTAACAGCGCCCAGTATACTCGCACTGCTCGATCCTGATGCCGCCATAGGTCATAATTTTCATAGCAGCCGCCAGGGTTTCATTATTTGGACAAGAGCGCCCAGTGCCAGCAACAAGCCTGCGATCTGTGCTGCAGTGTAAAGATCAATCATTTTAGAATCCTCGTTTTAAGGCCAATATTAGCCCCATAGTGCCCCTGCTATAGAGGCACTATAGGATAACACTAGCAGGACTATTTGACAGCCTTAATAAGCCCGTTTTCCATAGTCACATTAGCAAAAAACTCTCTCCCTATGCCAGTGATATGCGGCCTATTTGCTCCAGTGATTACACCATTCTCCCGATACTCTGGCCCGAATAAACTTGTTTCCATGTAGCGCAATGGTTTACCGATTGATTCTTTTAATACTTTTTTACTTGGATATTCGAAGACTAGCATTTTAAACCTACCTTTCAGAGTTAATGTTGCAAATAAGAGACATTTTTAATATCACGATTCCAGCAAGCACGGCAGTCTAGACACTTGTTGCCTTGCTTAGATGATGGGCAAGCAAAGCCTTCAGGCGCTGCCGTGTTGTGCACTGTGCTAGTGTTAGCATACCCTGCAGGCGCTGCAGAATCCACCATTGCAGCAGAGACACGGACGACAAGGTTAGCAGGGAAAGCACCAAAGGCACGAATGTATTGATTAACTAAAGCCTTTTCCCTTGTTGGTAGCCAAAAAGAGACACTTGGCAAGGTTTCAGCGATGCGAACAATGTTCAGCAAGTGTTGAAAGTGTTGCAGGTCTCCGCTATCGTGCCAGCGAAAATAGGTTTCTTTGCTTTGCTGGATTAAATAGATCATGGCATCAGCCCATTGCGGATCATTGAGGCCTGCAAGGCGTTTTTCGTGCGCTGCTTTGACACTTGGGTAGGCATAATTGGCCTTTAGAGCGTAGCAGTTAAAGCAAGTGCTGCCCTTGATCTTTGCCAGTGCAGCGCCTACCTTGCACAATGTAGCAGAAATGCCATAGGACAATCCAGGCATTTTAGACGGCTTGCCTAAACTTCCAGTGATCTTAATCGCTGCTGCCTTGCTGCGGATTGTTGGGCTTGCGAGTGTAATCGTAGTCATGGTGTAGTCCTTTGGTTGTTTATAGATCAAATATTACTGCCTGCCGCTCTAACTTGTAAACTGCTGCAACCCTGCAGCCTGCTGGATTGTTGCCATAATCCAACACTTTGCCGTCTACTACTGCCAATACATGGCCCCTGATTTTGATTACATAGCGGCCCTGCTGCAGTCTTGGCAGCAATTTTTCAAGTGTAATCCCCTGCTGCCGTTCGATGTTGTATTTATGAGACACGAAGCGAGCACCTTTAGTGCTGCCGTGCACGGATTGCAGTTTTAAGCCTAAACGCTCATAAACAGGTTGCCAATCGCTAACAACCATTCCATGTTTAGGTTTCCTGCCTGCTTTAGCAAGAATGCCATGCGCCAGTTTATAAGGCATCCCCAAGGCGTTAGCGAGAGCACGGACAGTGCAATCATTATCTTCGCCTGCAAAACGCTCACAGCCCCTAGAATCGCTTTTAATCCGCATTCTGTTTTCTCCTGCTTTGGTTGATAAAAAACTGCTTTTATACCTATATAGGTGAGAGAAACATACCAGAAAAATCCTGGGGTTATTTAAGTGCTTGATTTTATTAACTTGGTGCACTGCGACATAGTCGATAGGGAAAACCCTTAGAGACAGCCACAAGCCATTGTTGTATGAAAACAACATTGTGCGTTGCAATATGGCACAGGAATTGCTATGTTGCATAAATACAACACAGTCAGAGTGTTGCATAAAAACAACAGTGCACTACTTTGGTGCATGAAATCTGAGGTGCACTATCTTGGTGCATAAAATCAATGGTGCACTATAGTGGTGCAACACTGCCTCATATGTTGCGCCGATACAACACTGTCTCTTGTATACAACACTGTTGTGCCAATACAACACTGTGGTGTAGAAACAACACAGTCAGCGAAGTAAGCACTAACTAACATAGCCGGGGGGATGGGGTTGTGGCATTGCTGTGATAATGCTGGATCACCATAGCCACAAAAAAGAGCAAAATAGACGCTAATGCAAATGCATTGGCAATAAGCAATAAAGTCAATTAAATCAATGCTTTACAGTCAAGTGTAATGACTACACTATTTGTCAAGAAAATCAGCAATGGAAAATGTGCACTGCGATAGGCCAGAGCAGGCAGAGATAACACTGATTCTGTGCACTAGAATAAAAAGAACTTGACAAATTAGTAAAAATGTGCTATAATCACCTCTATATTGCAAGCATAAGCAATAATCGTGTTATGATTTATAATAAATAAATACCTTTTATTTTTACCTCATCAGCGTTATCGGCAGTGCACATTATATAGTAGGAACATTAACTTTGGAAACAAAAGACCAAGATATGGTTCTTGTGTCTTCTTCCCCCGATGTGTTATCTTCGCCTGCACAAGTTGCTGTACCTGTGCCGACTAAGAATCCCAGAGGTGCTGGTCGTCCTAAAAAGACTGCCATCGAGGCAAAGAAGAAACGAGATCTCCGTGGTAGGCCTCCTGGCGAGGCAGCAAGGATACGAGAATTCCATGCTCGCCTGCTGACTACCAAGGGTGACACAATCATTGAGACCATCATTAAGAAAGCCTTAGATCCTACCGATAAGGATCAGGCAGCAATGCTCAAGATGTGTGCGGATAGACTGTTACCGTTGTCTTACTTTGAGAAAGCAGGAACAGGGCACGGTAAGGCTGGTATTACGATTAATATTAGTGGCATCGGCGATGCCAAGGTTGAAGCAGATCAGACCATAGACGCAGAGGATGTTGATTATAAATGACAACTAAAGTCTGTAATCTGTGCAAAGAAGAAAAGAGTATTTTTGACTTTTCTGCTGATACTAGATCTAAATCTGGGTATCAGACACGGTGTAAAGAATGCCAATCTGCCGTCAAAAAGGAGATGGCCTCTTACTATCGTGATAAACATTTAGAATATAAGTACGGCATAACTCAACAAGATTATGAGAATATGCTGGAAGAGCAAAACCACAAATGCGGTATCTGTGGTATTCATGAGAAACACGCAGAGAACTCTAGATTGTGTGTAGACCATAACCACAAAACAAATGTAATTCGTGGCTTGCTGTGTAAAAAATGTAATCAAGCAATAGGATTGCTACAGGATAATGCTGACTTTTGCGATGCAGCAGGAAGATACATAAGGCTGCATGGCTGAGTTAAACGTTAGGCTACTGAAGTGGCAACAAGAAGTATTTTCTGATTCTACTCGCTTTAAAGTTGTTGCGGCAGGTCGAAGAACAGGAAAGTCAAGACTCGCTGCTTGGTTGCTGATTATCAACGCCTTACAGTGTGACAAAGGCCATGTTTGGTACATTGCTAATACGCAAGGCCAGGCACGAGATGTTTTGTGGCAAGTTCTTTTGGAACTAGGTAATCCAGTTATAGAATCAAGCCATGTAAACAATATGCAGATTCGACTTGTTAATGGCGCTACCATCTCTCTAAAGGGAGCAGATAGACCAGAAACAATGCGAGGCGTAAGCCTAAAGTATGTTGTGTTGGATGAGTATGGCTCAATGAAGCCTGAGGTCTGGGAACAAATTATTAGACCTGCTTTAGCAGACCAAAAAGGCTCGGCACTATTTATCGGCACTCCTTTTGGTCGTAATCATTTTTACGAGTTATTTACTTACGGCAACACAGGAAAAGATTTAGAATTTAAGTCTTGGCATTTTACTAGTTTTGACAACGAACTGCTAGATCCGAAAGAAATTGAAGCAGCACGGAAGTCAATGTCTAGTTTTGCATTTAGACAGGAATTTATGGCCTCCTTTGAAGCAGCCTCTGGTGGCATCTTCAAAGAAGAGTGGATAAAGATTGATGATGAAGAACCCACCGATGGTAGATATTTCATCGCTGTGGACTTGGCTGGCTTTGAGAATGTTGCCTCAGCCACCACAGCAAAGAAAAAGAGACTAGACCAGTCTGCCATAGCGATAGTCAAGATTACTGCTAATGGCTGGTATGTGAAGGATGTGGAGTTTGGTCGGTGGGACATCAAAGAAACCGCACAGAAGATCTTTAATGTAGTCAGAGACTATGAGCCTGTGTGTGTTGGTATCGAAAGAGGTGCACTAAAGAATGCTGTATTGCCGTACCTCAGTGACTTAATGAGGCGCTATAACACCTACTTCAGAATAGAGGATCTTACTCATGGAAATAAAAAGAAAACTGACAGAATTACTTGGTCGCTTCAAGGCCGCTTTGAGCACGGCAAAATCGTCTTTAATGAAGGCACTTGGAATAAAGAAATAATTGATGAGTTACTGAACTTCCCTAATCCGCAAGTTCATGATGACTTAATTGATGCCTTGTCCTACATCGACCAGATCGCAGTAGCAGAGTATGTGCAAGAGTTTGATGACGAAGACTTTACACCAATGGACGCTGTAGCCGGTTACTAAGGAGTAGTTATGTATTTAGAAATGTACAACAACGAAGACTATGTCCCTCTTAACTGGGACAAGTTAGCAACTAACCCTGATGTCTGGGAAGTCATCAAGGAAGAGATAGAGAAGAAGTTTAGTGCTGACTGCATGATGACAGTTATCACTGCCGCTAAAGAGGCTGGCCTTAAAGATAAAGACATCTTCTTGCCTGTTGTTGACCTTGAAGATTCCGAAGAAGAGTCTGAAATGGAAGAAGAAGATGAGGGTATGCCTGAATACGCCAGTCTTGAAGAAGACAGCATCGGTGACACAACTAAGGACTAAACATGGAAGATAAAGATTACGAACTTGGTGGCCCCGGTAAAAAGATTTCTGAGTGGGTTCTATCCCGCTGTGAGAACTGGCGCAACCATCGTGATGAGAACTACCTAGACTATTGGGACTCCTATGAGCGCCTATGGCGTGGCATCTGGGCTGGTGAGGATGTACACCGTGAAAGCGAAAGATCACGGATTGTAACACCTGCACTACAGCAAGCAATTGAGTCCTCTGTTGCTGAGATTGAAGAGGCAGTCTTTGGTCGTGGTGAGAAGTTCTTTGACATCGTTGATGACCAGTTAGATCAGCAGCGCATCGATGTCGAACAAGTCAAGAATCAGATGACTGAGGACTTTAAGCGCACCAAGATCCGCAAAGCCACCAGTGATGTGATCCTGCTTGGCGCTGTCTACGGCACTGGTATCGGTGAGATTGTGGTGTCCGAGAAGACAGAACGTGCTCCAGCAATGCGACCAATCGCAGAGATGGGTGTCACCGCTGTTGGCGTAGAAGAACGTAACCGATTCTATGTTGGGCTAAAGCCAGTTAATCCTAAAAACTTCTTGATTGACCCTGTTGCTACCTCTGTAGAAGAGGCGATGGGCTGTGCAATCGAAGAGTATGTCAGCATTCACAGCGTTGTGGCTGGTATGGAGTCTGGTGTCTATCGCAAAGTAGACAACATTGCCCCCACCGCTGTTGACACAGATCTAGAGCCTGTGCAGGAAGAGATTGAGTATCAGCAAGACAAAGTAAAGTTACTGCGTTACTACGGTCTTTTACCTCGTTATCTGCTTGATGCTGAGAATGAAGAGCAGATTACTAGCCTTTTTAATGAAAAAACTGATGAGTTTGGCACAGAAGCCGCTACCTACACTGATCTGGTAGAGGCAATTGTGGTGATCGCAAACGATGAACACCTGCTCAAGGCAGAAGAGTCACCGTTTATGATGAAAGATCGGCCTATTGTGGCCTTCCAATATGATTCCATGCCTGGTCGTTTCTGGGGTCGTGGTATCGCTGAGAAGGGCTACAATATGCAAAAGGCTATTGATGCACAGATTCGTGCTCATTTGGACAGCCTTGCACTGACCACAGTGCCGATGATGGGCATTGATGCCACTCGCCTGCCCCGTGGTGCCAAGTTTGAGATCCGTCCAGGCAAGACCATCCTCACTAACGGCAATCCTAACGAGGTTTTGCAACCGTTTAAGTTTGGTGTCACCGATCCTGGCAATCTACAGACCGCTGGTGAGTTCATGAAGATGATGTTGATGGCAACATCTACCATCGATAGCACCACTCCTACGGCTGATGGTGGTGGCCTTAATCCTGCCTTGTCGGCAATCATCAAGAAAAACAAGCGTACACTGGTCAACTTCCAAGAGCAGTTCTTGATCCCGTTTGTGACCAAGTCTGCCTACCGCTTTATGCAGTTTGATCCTGACCGCTACCCTGCCCAAGACTTCATCTTTGTGCCTACCAGCAACCTTGGCATCGTGGCACGAGAGTACGAACAGATGCAGTTTATGAATCTGCTGAAAACCTTGGGTCCAGATAGTCCAATTGTGCCGATGGTGATGTCTGCAATCATTGAAAACAGTGGTTTGTCTAACCGTGAAGCCTTGTTGCAGCAGATGGCACAGATGACTCAGCCTAACCCAGAGCAGCAGCAGATGCAACAGATGGCAATGCAGATGCAACTTCAGAAAGCGCAACTGGAAATGGCTGACCTTGAGGCAGATGTGACGCTAAAACAGGCTAAAGCACAGAAAGAAGCCACTGAGACACAACTGATGCCTGCCGAATTACAGGCCAGCATCGCCGCTTCAGCATCAAAGTACCTCGGAACCGGCCCCAACGCCACCGATGACTTTGAGAGGCGTGTCAAAGTAGCCAATCTGGCTCTAAAAGAGAAAGATATAGACACTCGCAAAGAGATTGCTAACCTGCAAGTGGTCGCATCACGGCAAAGTTAAGAAAATACTTGACAAAATAACTAAATGATGGTATAATAGCACTAATGTCGCCAGAATTACAACAATATTATGAAGACAGACTATCGATGATGTCCACCAAGGCGTGGAAACAACTCATCGAAGATCTTTTGGATATGCGTACACTGTACGAGAACATCCGAACCTGCGACAAAGACACAGTAGAGTTCCGTAGAGGACAAGTAGACATCCTAGACTACTTAGTTGGATTGAAGGATCTGTCTGAAAAAGCCTACGAGGAACTAAATGAAAAGAATATTTGACTTTCAGTGTGCCAAAGGCCACATAACTGAAAAATACATAGATGACTCTGTAACCGTCATACAGTGCCCACACTGTGGAAATGACGCTACCAGACTTATCTCAACTCCTATGATTAGTCTTGATGGTTGTTCTGGGGATTTTCCTGGGGCATCAATGGCGTGGGAACGAAAGCGCCAAGAAAAGATTAAATGGGAGCGCAAGACTGGTCGTTCTGACCAGTGGAAGTAGACGGACAAGGATCCCCGTCAAATTTATAAGTGATCTTTCTTAATGCTGTTAAGCACGGGAGACATAGATGGCTGCTTTTATTGAGGAAGGCGCAGAAGAAGCGCAAACTAGTGAAGTTGTAGTAGATCCTGCTGAATTGACATCTGAGGTAGAAGCCCAGAGTCAAGAGCAAACGGAAGAGGAACTCCCTGAGAAGTATCGGGGTAAGAGTGCCAAAGACATTGCCAAGATGCACATGGAGGCTGAGAGGTTAATAGGCCGACAGGGCAGCGAGGTTGGAGAACTACGCAAACTGGTTGACGATTACATTCGCACCCAAGCCACAACAAAACAGCAACTGAGAACCGAAACTACTGAACAAGTAGACTTCTTTGCTGATCCAGAGAAGGCGGTAGGAATCGCAATTGAGAATCATCCCAAGATTAAAGAAGCGGAAGCACTTACTCTTGAGATGCAACGAGCCAAGGCTCTGAATGCTCTACAGGCAGCACACCCAGACTATCAGCAAGTTGTTACTGATCCTGGGTTCCAACAGTGGGTGATGTCATCCAAGGTTAGGCAAGAGTTGTTTTTGAGAGCAGACCAACGCTACGACTATGATGCGGCATCTGAACTTCTTAGTTCCTACAAAGAACGCAGAGGCACAGTACAGCAGACAGTAGCGGCAGAGAAAGAGGCGCGTAGCAAGACGATCAAGGCTGCGACTACCACCGTTGCTTCTGGCAGTGACGAGGCACCTTCTAAGAAGATCTATCGGCGCTCAGACATTATGAAACTCATGTCAACAGATCCTGATCGATATGATGCGATGCAAGATGAAATTATGGCAGCGTATCGTGAGAAAAGGGTTAGGTAACTAACAACATTAATAAAGGATATTTAAAATGGCTAATACAGCATTCGCACCGAATAATTCGGTAACCAAGTCGGCAGTTGATACCGCAGGTTTCGTACCTGAAGTATGGTCTGACGAAATTATCGCTGCTTACAAGAAGAACCTTGTAGCAGCAAATCTCATCAAGAAAATGAACTTCAAAGGCAAGAAAGGCGACAAAGTCTACTTCCCTGCCCCGACCCGTGGTTCTGCTTCTGCTAAAACCGCTACCGATGCAGTCACTCTGATTGCTGCTGGTGGTACGGCTCTGTCGGTTTCTATCGACAAGCACTTTGAGTACAGCCGCTTGATCGAAGATCTGGCTGAAGTTCAGGCTATGTCTTCACTGCGCCGTTTCTACACGGATGACGCTGGTTACGCTCTGGCTACCCAGACCGACACCGATGTTATTCGTCTTGGTCGTCTGTCGCAAGGCGGCACCTGGAACGGAACCGCTGCTACGTTTGCTTATGGCAACGGCTTCATCGGTGGCGATGGCGCTACGGCATTTGATGCAACCGCTAACAGCAACACTGGTAACGAGACTGCACTGACGGATGAAGGCATTCGCCGTACAATCCAGCGTCTGGATGACCAGGATGTGCCGATGGATGGTCGTTTTATGATCGTTCCTCCGGTTGCTCGTAACACGCTGATGGGCATCGCTCGGTTTACTGAGCAGGCTTTCGTTGGTGATGGTTCTACCATCCGCAACGGTCAGATCGGTGACATCTACGGCGTTAAGGTCTATGTTTCGACAAACGCTGACACTGCCACCACCTCTGACACCAACGATACTAACCCCCGTGTCTGCTTGATGGCTCACCCTGAGTTTGGTGTGCTCGTTGAGCAGTTGGGTGTTCGTGTTCAGACCCAGTACAAGCAAGAGTACCTCGCTACGCTGCTCACCGCCGACACGCTGTACGGCGTTGGCGAACTGCGTGACACCTCTGCTGTTGCTCTGATTATCCCTGGTTGATAGTGATACGGCCCCGCTTCGGCGGGGTCTTCTTAACTAAATAGGAGATAATTATGGCAAATGCAACTGCGGTTGTTGTAGCAAAAGAAGGTCGTGAGCAGTTTCAAGGCGTATTTGAGAAAGTCTATGAAGTTCGTGCCACGATGGACATCGGTGATCTAGCCGATGGCGCAGGCGAGACTAACACCATTGCTGTTCCTGGTGTTGCTCTTGGCGACATGGTTCTTGGTATTTCTTTCGGTGTAACGCTGGCTGGATTTACCGTTACTGGCTATGTTTCTGCTGCTGATGTAGTTAGCGTTCGTGTCCAAAACGAATCTGGTACACAGACTAACCCTGCCTCAACAACGATTAAAGTCCTTGTTGGTCGTCCAGGCTGGTAATAAAACCTAACGGTTTTGCCCTCACAAGGGGCTTTTCTTTAGCATCTTCAGTGAGGATGTTAAAGAAAACATAGGAGTTACTATGGTTCCTCAGACTTACCCATCAGTATATAACACCGCCAATGGCTCTACGTCTATGGTGGTTAGTACTATTACTGATCTTACTGGTTTAACTCGATGGGTTGATTATATCCCTATCCAAATAGCATCAGAGTCGGCTGTAGAAAACAGCATGAACAATAATGGTGCTATCGCTGCTTACGAGATTGCTAGCACCAGCGGCAAACAAGCAGGCAAAGACTATATTCGTGTCTATGTAGATGCTGCCGCAACAAAGAAGTGGACGATTTCCTCTGATGGCTATCTTCCACTTTTTTTTTATCCTGACATTCTTTATAGTAACTTAGAGATGGAAGGTGGGGATAACTTCATTCTTGAATCTGGTGACTTATTCTTACTAGAGGGCTGAAATGGCTGACAAAAAACTAACCGATCTTACTGCACTGACAGGCTCTAATCTAGCCTCTGGCGACTTATTCTACGTTGTAGACATCAGCGAGTCTGTTGCGGCTGATAAAAGCAAAAAGATTACCTACGCTGAACTACAAAACGTATTCTTAACTTCTTCCTCTACCATCAGTGGTGGAACTTACTCTTAATCGGAGATATAAATGGCAACGATTCTGACCAAGAAAAAAGACACCACTGGCGCTCCTGGTGCAGGTGACTTAACTAACGCTGCTGGTGGTGCTGAACTAGCAGTCAATACCGCAGACAAGCGGCTCTATACCAAAGACAGTGGCGGCAACGTAGTTGAGATTGGTACTAATCCGTCTACGTTTACTGTCACCAGTCCTAAGATTGTTACTGGTATCAACGATACTAATAACAACGAAGTATTTAAGATTACAGCAACTGGATCAGCAGTAAACGAATTTACTGTTGCTAACGCCGCTACTGGCGCTGGTCCTACTCTGTCTGCTACTGGTGGCGATACAAACATTGATATTAACATTACGCCTAAAGGTACCGGATCTACAGTAGTTACTAAACTGTCTGCTAGTGCTGCTGCGCTGACTGATCCTACCATCACCGGCGCAATCCTTGAAGATGTCTACACCATCTCTGATGGCGCTGCCTTTGAGATTGACCCTGGCAACGGCTCTATCCAGTTGATTACTCTTGGCGCAAGTCGTACCCCCAAGGCTACGAACTTCGCTGCTGGCGAGGCGATCACGCTGATGGTTGATGACGGTACAGCCTACACGCTGACTTGGACTGACGCTACCTTTGGTGGCTCTGGAGTGGTGTGGAAAACTGATAACGGTTCTGCACCTACGCTAAACACTTCTGGCTATACTGTAATCGTGCTGTGGAAGGTATCTACACAGGTCTATGGCGCTCGTGTTGGCAACGCTTAAGGAATAACCATGCTTGCAAATAAAGCACTATCGGCTGCTCCGTCAGCGGTTCCTGTTTATGT